CCTAGACCAATACGAAGTGATTTTGGAACTGGTAGAGGTGGTAACGCAGCTTATCGAAGTGCATTAAGAGATTATAACTCATTATACGGTACATAACATGGCATATTTCTCTAAAATACCAAACTTACTATATCTTAAATACACAAAAAACCCATATGATGGGCAATGGATTACTATTAAGAATATATTTTCTAGAATTAAATTAGTAGAGAAAGTTAAAGGTACAACAACTATATTTGATGACTTTACTATACAAGATGGTGATAGACCAGATACTATATCATATGATTTATATGGAGATCCTGGTTATGATTGGACTATACTATTAATGAATAATATGGTAAATTTCTATGAAGATTGGCCAAAATCAAAAAGTGCATTAGATAATTATGTAACTTATAAGTACCAAAACCCTGAGGGTGTACATCACTATGAAACTATAGAACAAACTCATAATGGTAATATAATATTAGCAGAGGGAACTAAAGTACCAGAACAATATCAATTTATCACTCCAGAAGGAACTACCTTACCTAAATTACAATCTAGAGTATCTGTTTCAAACTATAGTTATGAAATAGAGAAGAATGAGAATAAAAGAGAGATTCTATTATTAAGACCAAATTTAATACCACAGTTTAATCAACTCTTTATAGAAGAAATGAGATATTCACCAAGTACCGAATTTAGAACAGAATCACTTCGTTTGTCTAATAACTAAAAAGAGTCAACTAAGTATAAATACCTAATCGACCCTTTTGAGCAAAAATCGCCCAGATTTTTTTCCCCCGTTTTTTGAAACTAAAAGGTCAATTTCGTTTTCGGGGATTCTTTAGATCCCAATCTATTATACCAAAGGGGTTTAACATGACCCACTTAGCATAGTACACACCTCGATAGCACAGGAGAGCAAAGACCCTCTCTGGATTATGGATTTCTTCATCATATTCTGGAACTTCTGGTCTATTAAAAGATACATTGATACGTAACATTTGTCTTTACCTCCTAACAATATCTATAATGTTAGAAATCTTAACATTAAAAAAAGACCCCATTAATACTGGGGTCTTTTAGTTTGTATCAGTATGTACTTAGATCTCTTCGTTCGCTAACTGATCGAAGTAACTAAATGCATCGTCATCAGTGTTAACGGATGATGGTGTTGCTATACCAGGTGCAACAGCAGAAGGACTTGGTTTTGATTCCATCTGTGCAGCAATCTCATTCTCTAGTTCCTCTTCATCTATTCTTCTAGAAGCAGTACCCTTAAGAACTAGATCTAATCTTGTCTTAAGTTCTTGGTATGTCTTGAAGTTAGAAGCACCTGTAAACTCATTGAGGTCATGTATCTCATTGTAGATACCTTCTAGTTTAGCATCATCAAATCCACCTAGTGGAGCAACGTTACTAAATGTAGAACTATCATAGTTCCAAAAACCTGCAACCTTTTTAATTCTTAGATTGAAGTCAGCACCTTGCCAGAAATCAAAAGGATTGATTGGTGTCTCACCTTCAAACTCTGGTTGCATTGCTGCTATGATCTTATCGTGTATCTTCTTACCATACTTGTAAAGGAATACTCTCCCTTCGTTCTCTGGAGATGCAGCATCTTTGATAACATAGATGTTGCTGTAGTATGATAACTTACGCTTTTGTTTGCGTGCTACTTCTTTGTCCGAATCTAAACCACTGTTCCATAGTGATCTGTTTAACTCACCAACAGGATCATTCTGTCCTACTGTAGTTAATGAGTTCTCAATGTACCATCCACCTGGTCCTTGGAATGCATGACTCCATACCTTTGCCCAAGGTAATTCATTACCTTTAGCAGGTGGTAAAAACCTGATGATAGCACTACCGATACCTTCTTTACCCATCTGAGGTTTCCAAAGGCGATCATCTATAAAACCAGAAGTTACTTCGGTCTTATTAATTTCTTTGTTGAGTTTATCAAGCAAAGAACCTTGCTTTTTTAATGCAGCAAATGACATGTTATTCTCCGTATTTTTTGTATTGTAGGATTGTTTATATTATACAGGATTTATAAGAGATTGTCAAGGTTATCTCTCATCTCATGCAGTACCTTTCTTGCCTTTTTAAAAATAGGTAGACCCACCAGTTCCTCTGGTACACCTAACTCCTTGGCAGCATTTTTAAAATTATCTTTGACGAGTTGACTGTCCTCATCATCCATAAGGTATGCTCTACTATATAGGGTTTCTTGCCTATCAACTAGCAGTTCTAGACCATCTATTACCTCTTCTCTTTGCTCTCTACTCATGACTGTAAAGTATGGAACTTTCATCATCAAATCCATATAAGTAGTAGTCATTTCATCCATTTCTTTTTGGACTATTTCTGAGTCGAATAACTTGCTCATAAATTCTGTGCTGTAATAGATTTGATCTTATTGTAATCCACTATAACAAATGGATCGTATTTTTGCAAGAGGTTTGATACTTTTATCCAAATAGAATCACTTAGTAATGTATCATATCTTTTTATAAAACCTGTTATCTTATTTAACAATACCATAGTTTCTGGCATGATATGATCACCAAGGTATAGTTTAATTAATGTAGAGTGTGATGAGTTCTTACATTTCATAGCATTGTCTAAACTACCACACCTATCAGTAATAATTTTCAAATCATTCTCATACAAATAAGAAATACTCTGTATCCTTTTCTTCCAATCAAGGAAGTTCTTATCATTCATTTCTCCTACCCATAGGTTGGAGTTAGATAAGTAATTAGATACAAAGTATGATTCTATTTCTTCTTTAGAATATCTTTTGGTAAGTTTCTCAAAGAAGTATCTGTCTTTTCTTACATTAAAATTTTCTACTGATGCTTTTGTACGACCATTGTATTTGAAGTAATCGTATCCTTTCCTAGAGAAGTGTGCTTTTAATGCTAAGTAAATTACATAACAATCAAAGGCACTCATATAGGAAGAACTGCTTTAGTAGTTTTCTTTATGAAGTTTAATTTTATTGCTTCTGCTTTAATCTTTTCCTTTAAAGTTGGTGCTATCAACTTAGTAACTGAGTCAACCTCTATGTCTTTCGACTCACAGAAGTCAACGATAGCATCTATGTAACTCAAAGTTCTTTTACTATCTTTAACGATGTTCTCAATCGTCATGGAGAATTTGTTCCTGTCCATAAAAGTGTCGTCAATTAGTTCATTAATGTTTTTAGATTTACTGGGCATTTTTATACTCTCTAATATAATCTTTTAGTAAAGGTACATAATCATCAGGGTTCTTTACAAACACCTGTGTGTCTCCAGTTTGACATGTAATAAGAGTAACGATCTGTTCGACTTTAATACCAGATCTTTCCTCATACATTTTAGCATACCCTGTTTCTTGTACAAGGTATCCTTCTATCCATTCTTCTTTCTTTTCTTTAGATGATGTTTTAAAATCAATGATTGATAACTTACCATCAAACTCTGCTATGCAGTCAACTCTACCTGCTATTGCAAACTCGTGACTGTATAGTGGTGCTTCTTGAAAGTGGATATTGTTTATACGTGAAAGCATTCCTTTTGCTTGCACAAAAAGTATCTTAGCAAGATGTTTATCAGCATACTTCTCAAGGTCTAGTTCATTATTAAGGTAATCCTCAATCATACTATGAACTGTAGTACCTGCAGTAGTAGCACGTTTAGAAATCTTGTTTGCTTCTGCATCACCAACTCTTGCTCTCCACTCAGCAATAGATTTTCTATTTCTAAAGGAACAGATAGTGGAGATAGATGGATACTTTTCATCTCCTATCTCGTATACTCTCTTTCCTCCAATAGTTTTTGCACTGATGTCTTCAAGAGACATCTCCATAATAACATGATTAAACATTAAAAACCTAATTGTAATTTAGTGATGATGTAATTTCTGATTAGACCACTTCTAACGATGTCATTGACATCGAATTCAAGACAAGCAAACTCGTCCATGATCTGAAGTATCTTCATGAAGTCGAGGATACCATTCTTCTCATTGGTCTTAACTAAATCTGTCTGTGCTACATCACCAGCAAAGATAATTTTAGAATCATTTCCTACACGAGTCATGATTGAATCTAACTCATGGAAGTTTAAATTTTGACACTCATCAACAATAACTATAGCATTGTCAAGAGTAGTACCACGTAAGAAAGAAGTACTCCAAAAAGATATTGTTTCTTGTGCCTTTAAGTTATCATATAACATTTCAAAGGCAGGATCATCAGGCATCTTGAACATATACTTTACCATATTCTGATAAGGTATTTGATATAGATGTGCTTTATCTTCATGATCACCTGGTAGGAAACCAATTTCTCTAGTAGGTACAAGAGAACGTACGACATAAAGTTTCTCGTACGGTGTCTTGTTAGATAAGATTTCTTTCAATGCTAGGTACATTGCAATAAATGTTTTACCTGTACCTGCACAACCATATAGGAATAGATTCTTATTCTCTTCGTAAGCATCAAAAACTAACTTCTGATTATCAGTCAGAGGTTTGATGTCAGTTAATTGTTCTGAGTTAATGGGTTTCTTACGTCTCATCTTCTTAGGGGAACTGTTTACGAAATCGAAATCAGAAGTTTTCTTTCTATTACGTGGCATTTAAATGTTGCTAGTAAAGTTGGTGTCGATAGTTGAACCAGGATTTGCTTTCTTAATACTCTTTAAGACATCTTTGAAACCATCAGGTCTCTTGTCTCTAACGTGAGCATCAGCAACCAAACCAGGATAATTGGAATGGAACTGTGTTAAGTTAGGATTATCCTCCTTATATTTATCGAGGTCGAGAATGGACATCCTTTTTTCAAAGGTTTCTCCTGTTTCGTTATCTCTAAATTCGTAAGTTGGCATTACCTAAACCTCTTGGATACAATCATCTCAGCAATAAAGTCACCGAATAATGTGGCTATGATTTGAAGCATAGTTTTGGGTGCACTACCTGCTAACTCCTCAAACATATACATGTTTAATCTGAAAGCATTGTTTGCTTCTGTTATTATCCCATCAACTTCCGTTTGTGTCAAGGGCAAACAATTTAATGTACCTCTATAGTTATTTTTAAAGGCAACTGGATTGGGTATATCTTTGAACTCATAGAAATTAAATGCTTCATCACCTATTTTCAATGACCTCTTTGCAATCCCTTTAAGTATCTGCCCACCAGATAGATCACCCATGTACCTAGTGTAATGGTGTCCTATGAATAGATGTGGTTCTTGACGTGCTACTTCTCTTATCCTTTCAATATAAACCTTGGTAGCATCACTAGGATATATGGTTTCATGCCACCCTTCTCCATAAAAATAATCTAAATCATCTGCTAATGATTTATGACGTTTTAGTTCATCAAATAGTATTGGACTTACCTGATCGTTATCTTTTAAATGCTCTGCAACGTCCTCTAAGGCAGTGTAAACAAAGTAAAGGTTAGATACTAAGGTTCGATAACTTTCCTCGCTTACAACCCCTCTCAGGAACGATGTGACAAAGGATGTATTCTCTGCCATTGAATGAGATTTCTTTGTTCCCAGTTTTATTTGTGATGCAAAGTCCTCTACCATGATAATGCCTCCGATACTATAGGTAACTGTTCTTTGAATACAGTTCTACACTGCTCTACTATATCCATGTGTTCTTTCTGTGTACCATGTGCAGAACGTAATTCTATGTAGTGTATCCATGAACGAACACTACCAGTCATATAAATTCTGGTTGGAGTTGCTAACGGGAGAACAAATCTCGCACATTCCTTCGCAATACCTTCACGGATAAGTTCATTGTATAAATCAATTCCCTCAGCGAAGTAACGAGCAATGTTCTTTTGGAGATTCTCTTTTTGATTCTTGGGGAGATCATCTATAGAATTTTGTCGGTTGGATAAATCTTGTCTTCTTAATTCTGGAACAGGGATGTTAGTTGCTAACATGTTAGTGTCAGCATATCTCTGACTGAATTCTTGGAAAGTAAATGAACGATGTCTTAGTATCTGTGCACCTAGACCTCGTGTTGTCTCTATTTCTAGAGTCATATGTGCTTGCTCAAACACAGACCAGTGCTGATGTTTGATACAATAACTCAACAGTCCTGATACATTTGGGTTATCTTGGTTCTTAGGGTTAGAAACCCTAGCAATGAACCCCATTGTCTTCTCAGCATCAGGAGTAATACTAATCAATTTTACCATAAATTAAATGAAACCTTTGTCGTTATAGTAACCATACATGGTTGTGATATCTTCTTCAGAAGTATCCCATTTGATGTCACCTACATCAATTGCTTTTTGACAAAAAGTATATGCTTTATTGTCGAATTGTACCTTAGAATGAGACAAGGAAGTCATACATACTTCTCTTGCTTTGATTTCGTAATCGTCAATCATTTCTTTTTCCTTGGGTTTTTAGGTTTAGGATTTGCATCCCACATCTTTGGACTGATTGTACCATACCAAGAATTTAAGTGCAATAGTTTGCCACCTAATGTCTTGAGTTTATCATAGTAAGCATCAAAGATAAGTACACTCTTAACAGAAAGCACAAGATCATTAATGATCTCATCACCTATACTATAAATGACAAGAGTAGTTCCTTGTGGGTACTGTGTCTTGTCTATGTCCTTCTCTAAACAATCAGTTTTAAATACTTTGATTTGATAATCTGATGCTTCATCAGTGGTGAAAGAAACTCTAGATTTATTTGGTTTAGTTTCTGTTGTCATTCCGACCATTGAATATTAGGGAAGGCAGAAGTTACAACTGCTTTAGTAATTCTAAACTTCTTATGTAACTGCTTGTCTTTAACCAAACAGATGATGTCTGCTTCAGTTTCATGAAGACCTTCAAGCATTTGAATAAACAACTGCTCACGTTTAAATCTAGTCAGAGAGTTAGCACCTTTGATAAACCTCCAAAGGTTTCTTCCTTCTCTTTCTAGCATAGTATGTTCAGTTCCAATAGGTGCATCGTTTCTTTTGAAAGGAACATCACCTTGTGGTATGTCAGATACAATAGCAGGTTCAAAATTCCACTTGAGGACTGAACGTAGTGCTTGACTATTGTTCTCCTGTAGGATCTTGATTTTCTCTGCTTTTGTTTTGGCATTAGATGCCTTTTTAATAACTTCCGAAATCAATAATTTCATAATTCTATATCAATAGTAATATTATATATCAATCATCCAAATCTGTAAAGGGGTCACGTGTAAACGCATCCTTCTCATCAAATTCGACGCTGATAAGTTTGGCAATTTGAAATGGTATAGGATTACCTTCTGCATCCATCATCTCTGGATGAGGTTGAATTCTTACCACTTCTTCTGTATCTTCCTTTCCTTCAATAACTTCTAAGTAATTCATGTAATAGTTACTTGCAAACCACCCAAGAATAAATCCAATAATTGTTCCACCGACTGTAATTAATGTTGACAAGGTGAGAACTGCTGCCATATCCATGGCTTTACCTCCATTTAAAACTATAGTTGTGTTATCTTTTGGTTCGGGTTCTTTGCCTAACCTCCTACGAAGCATGAACTCATCACCTTTATTTAGTGGTGGCTTTTGCTCGTTTGATTTTTGCTTTTGGTTTTCTTCCTGGTTTTCTTTCGAGTTCATACTTCCATGCATCCTCTAGAATTTTATAAAGATAAGTTTTAATCTTACGTGCTGTTGGTTTAGGTATGTGACCGTAAGCTTCACGAAGTGTTGAATCACCTCCCTTAATGTACTGTTCTAATTCAAGTGTGGTCTCACTTAATTCTACAGCAGTTGAACTTTCACAAAACTTTCTAACCTGTGGTTTAGTTGCTTTGTTTCCTTTAAGATAAAGGTAGCAATTAAATAAGTATCTACCTTTAAATGCTTCTTCTATGGCACGTTCTACCAAGGGGTAGAATTCGTCTTCATACCAATCCATTCTGTTTTAAATAAGTAACTGTTTCTTTTGATCCACCTATTGTACGTGCACCAATTGTAACTTGTGGGAATGTTGTACCCTCACCGAATTCATTGTAAAATGCTTTCTTACTGAAGTGTTCATCTAATTTGTACACGACATAGTTTATCCTTAATGCATCGAATAACTCACAAACCTTTTTACAATAAGGGCAGTCGGTCTTAGAATATACCGTTATGTTTGATAACATCTGGTGAAAATTGTTCTTTTAATTTTATCTATAATAAAGGCATGTCCATCTTAGCATAAAAAAGAGGGGTGTCAAGCACCCCTCATAAATTTATCCGTATGGACTTAGAATGTGAACTTCACACCTGCTTTAGCACCCCAGTCGATGTCATCTTCGTTAGTAACACCAGATAGTTCTCCGTAGAACTTATCATAAGAACCACCAAGGTATCCTATTAGTTCAACGTCACCGAACTCGTCAGTTGACTCAAGATGAGTTACAACAGGACCACCAGAAACGTAGTATCCAAGACCACCTTCTGTTTCTCCTTCGTATCCTACTACTGCTTCAATTCCACCAGAAGAATATTCTCCATCAGGATATGATCCACTTGCTTCTATATTAACATATGGACCAGCAAAAGCTGCACCAGATACTAGAAGAGGAGTTGCTGCTACTGCAGCTATTGTTGATTTAAAAGACATGTTTGTTTGAATTATCTCGCTAGGGCATCAAAAAACCCTTGCGGATGATAGAACCCCCGACATGGGATTCCTTTTACATACGCAAAGGGTTACGATCTTTCGAGTCCTTTGTATGATAGTATTTAGTTTAACACAAGGTTAAGATTGTGTCAAGTTATTCTTTGATGACATTCTGAATGGTAAAGATAGCAACTGTTGTCAGTACTGTCACATTTACTAGTATTAACCCTATCATCTTCATTGTAGTGAGTGTGCCGAGCATCTAATATGTTAAGTTTTGTTACTTAGTATATATCTAACAGTTTTTGTTGAGATCTTCTGCCATGTTACCACCTATCTGTGCACCCTGTTCTCCACCAAACATTGCTACCCAACCTGCAGCAACCCAACCTACGAATGGTATGCCTGATACAGCAGGTGCAGCAGCAGCACCCATACTAGTACCTACAAGTTTACCTGTTCCTTTTGCAGCACCGATTGCTTCGATACATGCTTCTGATTTTAAAGTACCTTTAGTTCCTTGTGATGACTCTGGTTTAATATGAACATCTCCAGTCATAGTATACTCTTCAACACTCTTCTGAGTGTTGTTTGCTAGTCCTAGGAAACCACCTTTCTTTTTAATATCCTTAGTGGTGTACATGACTTTAGGGTCATTTGATTTGTAACTAATTTGATATCCATCCTTACTTGCTGTTACCTTATAAGAAGTATAAGGACCTACAGGTAAATTAATTTGTGGTAGTTTTGTAGTTCTACGATTGGCAATCGTACCAATCATACCAATATGTGAAAGACCAACTAGTGTACTAACAATTACAACACCTATCTTAGTCCAGTTTGGTTTTCTTTTTGGTTTCTGTGGTTTTACCTCAGAACCGAACATTGCTTCATCTTGATCCATTTGTCTTCATTTACTCACCTAAAGTATGTATAACAGGATTAACATTTCTTAGTATATTATACAAATCTCTGTTCTCTGCTGTGGACACTGGATAGAACTCAGCATGAGGATCGAAACCAGGATACCTTGTTGCTTG